TCTATATATACTTTTAAAAAAAGTATAGCAAAACATAATTCTATATACTTTTAAAACATAAATGTGTGAATAAAATCCATATTAATTTATATTATGACGAATAAGGAATTAAAAATATAGTATTATATTATAAAAATGCCTGGTGGTCTCATGCAACTAGTAAGTCAAGGACAACAAAACATTGTTTTAAATGGAAACCCAACAAAATCATTTTTTAAATCGACTTATCATCAATATACTAACTTTGGTCTACAGAAATTCAGAGTAGATTATGAAGGTTCAAAAACATTACGTCTATCAGAGGAATCTACATTTACTTTTAAAATTCCTAGATACGCAGACCTTTTAATGGACTGTTATTTATCTGTAGCATTGCCAAGTATTTGGAGCCCAATATTGCCTCCTCAGCAAGTTACAGAGGCGACGACAGCCCAAGGTCTAGGAAATATCGAACAATGGGCGCCATATGAGTTCAGATGGATTGAAAATATAGGAGCAAAGATGATTGCAAAAATCAGTATTACGTGTGGTAATTATACATTACAGGAATACTCAGGCGATTATTTATTGGCCTCAGTTCAGCGCGACTATAATGCAATTAAACTAGACTTGTTTAAGAGAATGATTGGACAAGTCCCTAATATAACTGACCCAGCTAATGCAGATGGTCGTGTTAACTCATATCCAAATGCATATTATACGGGAGATTTAGCGGGACCAGAACCATCTATTAGGGGGCGAATTTTGTATATACCCATAAATAATTGGTTCTGTTTAAAGTCTCAAATGGCTTTTCCATTAACGTCTTTACAGTATAATGAATTACATATAAATGTAACATTTAGACCTATTAATCAATTATTTCAAATTCGTGACGTATTTGATGCGACAAATAATTATCCTTATATTTGCCCTAATTTTAATACGTGGTATATGCAATTTCACAGATTTTTACAACCACCTCCGGATGTATGTATTGGGATTGATTCTTATACAGACCAAAGAGGATTGTGGAACAGCGATGTTCATTTAAATTGCACTTATGGGTTTTTGTCAAACGATGAAGAACGTCTGTTTGCATTACAGGAACAAAAATATCTTATAAAACAAGTTCACGAAAGAATTTTTCCTAACGTTACTGGTCCAAACCGAGTAGAATTAGATTCCTTAGGTATGGTATCTAATTGGCTGTTCTATTTTCAGAGAAGTGATGCGAACTTAAGAAACGAATGGTCAAATTATACTAATTGGCCTTATAATTTTTTACCATTGAATGTTATACAAGCACCTACATCAGGAACCTATACAGTTTATCGCACAATAGGGGGAACTCTGCAACCAATAGAAATTGGTCCTGGTGTAAATCCAGATGGAACGTTAACTAGTATACTAATAAATCAATCTTATAATCCACAAAATGATAAATTAATAATGGTGGCTATGGGTATACTTCTAGACGGGTCTTACAGAGAAAATATTCAACCAGCTGGAGTATTCGATTACATAGAAAAATACACCAGAACAACTGGAAGTGCTCCACCAGGGCTTTACTGTTACAATTTTTCTGTGCATTCAAATAACTCAGATTTGCAACCATCAGGTGCTATAAATATGAGTAGATTTAATCAAATCGAATTAGAATTCACAACAATTATACCGCCTTTAGACCCATTGGCGCAAAGTTTAACTATTTGTGATCCAGAGACAGGTTCTATAATTGGTGTTAATAAGCCTACATGGCGAATTTATGATTATAATTTCGATTTACATTTGTTTGAGGAGAGAATAAACGTGGTGAACTTCATCGGAGGAAATGTTGGATTGATGTATGCTACATAAATCATAAATATCTTGTTAGTATTATTATGAAGATAATGTAGAATTTGATGCTGGCGGAGTTGTCTGATAAAATTGTCCTGTTGCTGATACTGTCATTGGATATTTTGCCTCATAAAAAGGCATTTTACTCTTTGACGCTAATGGTATCGCATTTGAAATACCCTCGCTATATTCATCTGCCGATTCTCTAGTTTTATTATAGAGTTTTAAACCTTCGTTAAATGATTTGGTCCATAAGTCTAATCCTTGATATGGAACTTTTAGTTCAGCATCTTTTGCACCTGGATATAATTCTGCAAAATCCGCATTATGATTATTATATCCTGTTGTCAATGGACTATATTGTAATCCCTGTTGTCCTAATTTTCCACCTGCATCATAAGGCGGAACAGCTTCAGTTATACACGGGTCTTCTTGTTTAGGACCAGGATTGCAACCTTGACAATCTATATCGGATGTGCATTGTTCTCTAGTTATTGCGCATTGTGCTTGAGGTCCGCAAAAATTCTTACAACTAATGGGGTCATTTATTGGTAAATTAACAGTGTGACTATATAATGGTGAATTAACATCATTATAATTTATCACGGCATCTTTTGGATATGGTATAACCTTTTCGGAGTATCTCTCAAATTCGGTTAAAGCATTTGTATTTATACCATTGGTTGAAGAATTGTTACCGTTGGTTGAAGAATTGTTACCGTTAGTTAAAGCTTCTTTCAAAGAAATTTTATTTAATATCAAACTGCTACCATATTTTATTACTAACCAAAATAGAAATAAACTAACAACAGTATATAATATTGTATATTTATAATTTAACATTATATATATACAATTAATATTATATTTTAATTGTTTTATTTATAAGAATTTAATATATATTTATTATAACTAATGTCTACAACAGAAGATACAAGTACAATTGATGAAAAAAAAACCGAAGATACTGATGTTACGCCGGATTTCAAAGGATTTATAACTAATTATATATCTAGTATAGTATTTACTATAGGAATAGCTATTTTTTTTATTGGTGGTCTTGGATTATACACCACAAAAGTAGCTCAATCTAATATTCTTCCGGATAATATAGAATTAGCACCATATACCGTTTTTGATAGAGTGGTTAAAGAAATGCCTATCGATATGAACATTATGAGACCGACTTTTTGGTCCGAAAGCAAAGACACAGTTTCTCAAAAAGCTATATTCAATTCAGTAGAATATTTAGACAGTTTTAGTGATGGGTTTTTATGTTCTTTAAAAAAGAATGCGAACCCAACTACAGGTTTATTAGCTAATGCGCCTTTATTTTTTTCGCGTGTTTATGACAACTTAATTGCGAAAAACTTTCTGGCTATTAACAGTGTTTTCTTTTATTTGAGTTTTCTTCCTGAAACAGTGATTATGTTTTTGTATGGAATATTCGGAATATTTATTTGGATGGGGTTATATTTCTTTAATCTATGCATAAGCATTTTTTATCATTTTATAAACATACCTGAATTATTTAGAAACGCTGATGAAACCGATAAATCAAAATGGGAATCCGCAGAACAAATATCATTTGTAAGATTTGTTAAATTGGTGTTGTTTTTCTTCTTATGGATTCCAATAGGATTATGTTCTACCTTTATTATGCCTATAGTTTTTACTGCATATGGGCTAATTTCTCCGTTATTGGCAACTTATAAAATTCCAAAAACTAACAAAACGTATGGGGTGTTAGACTTTATAAAGGATACATTTGCTTATAAGAAGTTTTTCTTTTTTATTCTAGCTACACTAAGCTTAATATCGAATGGTTTAAAATATTTAGGAAATAATTCCATAATAGGGATTATAGTGGCTATTGGGTTTGCTTATTTTATGGGGTTGTATAATAACGAAATGCCTGAAACGGGTAGTGATGGGTTCACTAGTAAAATCCGACAAAATATGAAGCAAGCGCCAGTTGTTCCGATAGATGAATCAAATCCGAAATTAGTAGAAATATGTAAACCGGTCCCTGTAATAGATGAAGAGTTGGATGAAAAACTTAGTAAAGGAACTATTAGACAAACTACGAAGGAAAAAAATAAAGGAGGTATGTCTGAACTAAATGATGAACTAAATGATTATGATAATGTAGACCAACCATTAGATAAATCTGTAGAACAACCTGTAGCACAACCTGTAGCACAACCTGTAGAACAACCTGTAGCACAACCTATAGATAAATCTGTAGAACAAAAACTACAAAATAGACTAATATACTTAAAGGATGAATTAGAAAATGCAGGCCAGGATATACAAGAAGGTTTAGAAACAGATAACTATAATGTAATGAAGAGAGAGGTTGATGAAATCGAGAGACAACTAAATGACTTATCACAACCGCAACAAACAGGAGGTAAAAAAAGACGAGGACACCATACAACAAAGAAATATAATATAAGATTGGTTTAATAAATGATTTAAATATAAATTATAATTTAAATTTAAATATGGGAAAACATAAAAAAAATAAAACGAATAAAACTGAAAAAAACGAACAATATCCATTTGTTAGTTTGTGCACCCCTACATTTAATCGCAGACCATTTATCCCTTATATGATTAAATGCTTTGAACATCAGACATATCCAAAAGATAGAATTGAGTGGATTATTGTTGATGATGGAACAGACCCAATTGGAGACCTTGTTACCCATATTCCACAAGTTAAATACTTTTATTGTGAAGAAAAACTGCTTCTAGGAAAGAAACGTAACTTGATGCATACCAAATGTTCAGGAGACATAATAATTTATATGGATGATGATGATTATTATCCAGTTGAGAGAATTTCACACGCAGTCGAAACATTACAAAAAAACCCATCATATCTTATTGCTGGTTCATCGGAGATGCACATATATTTTGATTCCAGAAATGCTGTTTTTCAGTGTGGTCCTTATAAACAATACCATTCCACGGCGGCGACATTTGCATTTAGAAAGGAATTATTATTGCAAACAAAGTATAATGATGAAAACGCTCTTGCGGAAGAAAATACATTTACAAAGGGTTATAGTATTCCACTTATTCAATTAGATACTTTGAAATCGATATTGGTTTTTTCGCATAAACATAATTCATTAAATAAGGAAAAGTTGCTAGAAAATCCACAACTGACTAGAACGGTTCCTTCACGATTTAAAGTTGATGATTTTATTAAGGACCCCGTTTTAAAACAGTTTTATATGTATGATATGAATAATGTTTTAGAAGGGTATGAACCAGGTAGACCAGAAAATAAACCTAAGTTGCTGGAACAAATGAAAAAAATGGAAGATGAAAGAACAAAAAGAATGGAGGACCATTATAAAATGTTAGAAGCACAACAAAAAATATTATCTGGATGTTGTAACCATACCAATAACCATAACCATAATCATGTAAATAAAGATATAGAAACTCTTCGTAATGAATACGAAAAGAAGATTTCTGACAAAAATTTATTGATAAATGAGTTGCTTAAAAAGGTTAAAGAAATAACGATTGAATTGAATGAATATAAAACCGGTAAAATCGTGTTGAAATAATAAATATATTTTTTGAAACAATATAAAGGTATAACCCATTATAATGTATACTATAAGAAATGTTTTACGAAGACCACTTTGACCCTACTGTTGATAATGATATTGCATCTGTTGATTTACGAAACCAAAAAAAGCGTTCAACAGAGTCAGCAAGAAATGCCGATAAGAATTATGAAAAATACACTATTACCTTAAATAAGGTATGGAGTGACGGCAGATATTACAAAACGGTTACTGTAGAAGACCATGGTTCTGGGCAAATTGGTTCTAAAATTAGAAATGCCGTTACAGCTCAAAGATATAACCATTTAGTTGGAAGTATAAATGAAGATTTGTTTTTCAAGGTTTCTGAGGCAAGTGGCCTTAATGGAAGAAATGAACCACTTAGACTATATTATGATACTCCAGAACAATACGAGAACCACCATTTTGTAAGTGTAAATCAAACAGTAAAGGAAAACTGGTATGCAAAATCATTGGCTGCCAGAAAGAGGTTAAAGCTATAAATGTAAAAAATTTATAATTAGTAAATGATATTCTTTATTAATTATATTTAAAATTAAAATTAAAATACTTATTCATCAATTTCGTCATCATCAAGTGAAACATCTTCAGTTTCACACGCATTTTCCTTTGTGTATTTTTCTAAATATCTATATATGCGATTAATATCTAATTTAGAAATATCGTAATTTTCAAACAACAAGACAATTTCATTATCAGTATATTTATTTTTTAAATCTAAAAAGAATGCAAACATATCATTCTTATCCATTGATAATTCTTGGCACAAATTTTGAATAAAAATAGAATTATTGTATTCAGTAGAATATTTTGTTAGTACCTTCGTAAATCTAACCTCGGCTGGATTAAATTTTTGTTTCTTTTTTGAAGCGAAAACTTCATGATACAACTTGTTGTTTTTAAATGTTTTTATTAGTGAACTCATTTCGTTAAATTGCCATATTTGCTTTTGAAATGTTATTCTATCTATATA